GGGTCCCACCACTATCTGCAAAGGCAGGAGAGGTCGCTGAGGTAGCTACGATTGGATCATGGCCCGCTTGGAACCCAATACACCAGTCGTTGAAGTTAACGAACTGCCAGTTGTCTCCCGTGGGGGTAGTGGCTGTGCCAGTCACTTCAGTGATAGTGCCAGTCACCTCTTTCCAAATCTTATCTCCACCCGCGAAGATCATCACGGTGTTGCCCTCGCCATCCACGTACTCATGCAGGGCCCGGTTGGTGGGGGTGCCCGCCTGTGCGCTAGCGTTGAGCTGCTGCGTACCCTTACGGGAGGCGATCCGCCCTACGTCATCAAACACAAAGTTGGAGAGCTTAGTGGCCCAGCCGGGGGGCAGAATGCTGCCAGCCTGTTGTGTGTTTAGCCCCAAGAAGCCGGGGGCGGCGATAGTCAATGGGGCTAGGGGCTTAGGCATACCAGTCTGTCTCACCTGTAGTTAGTGCAATGTCCATCGCAATGGCATCGCCGAGTGCAAGGCTGTACTTCTGCATAGCCTCACCGTGTGTCTTTCCGTTGTCCTCTCCCCGCTCGGCCAAGGCCTTAGCGTAGGCACCGAGAACTACGGGCCACTCTGGGACTGAGAGCTCCTCCGTGCCAACCGTGAAGTCAGCTTGAGGTATAACCACGTCCATGTTAATCGTGTATACTGCATCAGGAATTGCGTAGAATGTGACATACGGGTCTCCGCTTGCGTCATATCCCTCGAAGTAATAGTATGCAGGCTGCTGAGGGTTAGCGTTAAGAATAACCTGCTGCTTCAACCACGCCGCTGGCTGTGGGAGGAGTCGGTGGTTCGTCGTAGCGTTGTAGACGCTCAGCTTAGGATGCTGGAGCTTCCATCGCTTACCCGCCCCGGTGATCACGTACTGCGCTGTGCCGGATGCGGTTGTAATAGGGACCGTGGTGCGGAGGTGTGTCCACTTCCACGCCTCTTCCATTTCTCGCTTCGTCTCATTAACGAAGTCGCCGATCAAGGCTGCATAGGAAGTTGAGGATGGTCCTGCCACCTCGCTCTCTCTCAGGCGTCTGAGAACAGAGTTAATAATACTTGTATATGTTGCCATGTGTTCCTCGGATTAATAGTGGGGAGCAGCCAGATTGCCACTCCCCCGTTCTTTAGATTACGCTGCGTCCCAAGGTACGACCTTGACATTCAACGTAGCGGCAGCCAAATCGATTGCGCCGCCAGTGTTGTTACTCAAGCTAACAGTAACCGTATTGGCTGCGGTGACTTGGGCTGAAAGCTCAAGATCAGTGACATCAATAGTGGCAGCGACGAAGGCGAGATCGCCCAAGACTGCTCCGGGTACTGCAACAGCAAACACTTCTTCGTTACCATCCGCGATGGAGGCAGCGTTGAAGGCAGCGGTTGCTCTGTATCCTGACATTCTACTCATAGTACTTCTCCTAAATTAAGTGGGGGCCCTTACGAGCCCCCGTGCGGTTAGGCAGGTACGGCGAAAGCAACACCAGAAGTATCACGCAGCTCGCCTACACCGTAGATGGTGTCAGCGGTGTACAGGTCAGACAAGTGCTCTTGCTTGTACTGAGTCTGTGAGCGAATGCTCATTTGCTCTACGAACGCGAGTGCGTCCTTGTGCAGCAGGGCTCCGATACGAGTAGCAGCGGAATCGATGCTAGGCGCGTTAGAAGATACGTACACTTGGATACCGTAAACGTCACCGATCATGCCGTTGCGGATGGTATTACCCGGGCCCATCTCACCAGTGAAGGCTTGCTCGGTGAATCGTGCGATACCCATCAGGGTGTTACGCTCGACGGGCGGGATAACAAGAACACGCTCAGTTTGCGGGACATTCGCATCGTCCAGAGTCTGGATCATTTTGCGAATACCTGCGTCCGTGAGGGCCGTGTCGTTGCTTGAGTTGCCGGTGTAGAGGGTAGAACCATTACCACCGATAACCGCTTTCTCCCAAAGTGCAGCACCTGTACCACCAACTGTACCACCTTGCAGTGCCTCTACCAAGGCCCACAGGTCGTTGTCAACCTGAGTTGCCAGAGCGTAGCCCGCGTCGTTGGTGTAGAAGCCACGGAAGCTGTCGATAGACTGTACAGCGGCCATGTCTTCAATCAGACGGGAGTATTCGAAGTGCTTGTTGATGCTGATGTCCTTCAGCGTTGCAGTGTCGGTTACCAGAGTAACAACGGCACCAGCAGCTTTAGCTGAAGCTGAGCCACGACCGGGGACGGGGATGTGAATCGTATCACCCTTCTTACCTACGTGGTTAATCTTGGTGACGAGGTTCGCCATAACAAGATTGGTTTTGTATGCTGCAATAACATCATCACTCCACAACTCGGGAATGAATGAAGCATTGGTCGTAATGGTTTGTGCGCCTGTGGCGTCTGTTGGCCATGCCATGAGTTATATCTCCTGTTTTATTTAACTCGTTTTTCCGCATAGGCTAGGTTGATCTCTGCTGACATACTCTCGTAGCGCCGTGGGTTGGTCATCTTGAGCTGGATTAACTCCGAGCGCTTGAAGACCGGCTTGGTCTTGGAACCAACTGTACCACGTTCTACAGTAGCCTTACGGAGTCCGTCCTTAGCGATTGCATTGCGTTCATCGATTGCGTTGTCAGTAGCTGCCTTTCGTGTGGTCTTGTACATGTCTAGCAAGTCTGAAGCCACCGCAACATCACGGTTAACGTGGGCTTCCTGTAACATGCGACCTCTGAATGGCGACTCGGCTACCCACTCTTGAAACTGGGGGCTTGCCACTACGTCGTCTGCATCGGAGTGAACTTCGAGCAGGGCCTTGCGGCTGACTGCGCGTGCGTTCGTATCGAACTCTTTCTCTAGCTTCTGTAGACGGGGGTTGGAACTCAACACCTTGTCCACTGCGGTGCGGGGGTCATCGACAAAGTCGTTGAAGCCTACATCGTCATTAATATCCTCTTGATCGTCCGTAGATGGCCGACCTTGCGAGGCTTGGTTCAAAAGGATTTGGTCAGTCAGCTTACGCAGCTCCCCGACTTCGTTGCTCTTATTACCGAACTCTTTCTCAAGATTTACGTAAGAGCTGATGACATCTTCCATCGACTTACCTGCAAACTTCTCAGGTACGACGAAGGCTGGTGCCTCCTCTTCCTTGGGTGCTGTGTCAACGGGGCCTTCTTTGACCTTGACGTCGTCATCAAACAAACTCACTTCTTCTAACTCTTGTTCCACTTCTGTGCTCATATTAATTCCGCCTTACGGTTAGGGTTAACACGGGGCCTATGGGCTAAGCTTTGCCGTGCAGGGATTGTGAGGATTACCAACCGCTCGGGTTGGACTCACTGGGCTTGCGCCCCTCAGTCTCATGACTCTTTGCCCACTTGTCAGCAGCGTCAGGGAAGTGTCCGGAAATACCTTCCAATTGGCTCCTTACAGGGGAGATCATGCGTAGCGACTTGCCGTGACACTCCGAGCAGTTACCGACTTTCACCTCATGGTGAACCAGCTTCTCTTCGACGTGTTGGCACTTGTCACATTTAAAATCAAATAGTATCAGCATCTGGGTCTCCGAGTGAGTCGAGGATACTGTCCTCTTCTATCTGCCGCTCCTGTGCTTCATAGCCCAGTCGAACGTAGTTCTCGTAGCCCAACACTGACCGAAGCTGTTGGATCTGTCCTCGTGCGAATTGCCACTGGTCGTTGGTGATGGCTCCGTCGGGGGCCGCCTTGACTATGGCTTGTTCCAGCTCTTCGGTCCCTTTGATAAAGAGGGCCCAGCCGTCGCTAGTGAACATGTCTATTAAGTCTTCGAATGTCTTTTGGTCCATTGTTGCTACTCCTTGTCCCTTTCGGGGGGTTAGTGTGCGGAGGTTCCGCGTTTAAAGGTCTTATGTTTGTAGTACCAGTTAACGGCGAAGGTGGCCACGGCGATTACTAAGCCGATGATCACACCCCACTCGTTAACTGTGAGTCCTGATATTACTGTTACAGCCGAGGCCACATATGTTACCTCCGAGGTTGAGTCAAGAAGGGTCCGTGTCATGACCGACCCCCCTTCCGTAGTGCGACTGCCGTCTTCCGCATGTCAGACCTCTCGGCCCCCTGCATCTGTACGGCTGTGACTAGACTGTCCTGCTCCTGTCCCGCCAAATCAATCTTCGCTTTCACGAACACCTTCTGACGTTCCAGTTCCAGCTCAGCCTGCATCAGCTTCAGCTTCTCTATGTCCACCATCAACTCCTTGTTGAAGTGGTCATCCTTCAGCTTCAGCTTCGCCTGCTCCAGCTTCGCTTCGATCTCGATCTCCTTCATCTTGATCTGTACGAGCGGGTCTTGCGGAGGCTGCGCCTGCTTCTGTAAGCTCTGCTTCATCATCTGGTCGATGATCTGTAGCATCTCGTCCCTATTACTGATTACACTGTGTTCGAAGATCCCCTTCAAGAGCATCCAGAAAGCAGGTGACTCAGCCGGAACGGTCTTCATCATGTTAGCCAGCGACTGCTGCTCCAGCTCACGAGCCACTATGCCAAGTGTTGAGGAGACGTTGAACGTCAAGTCCTGCACTTCGTAGCGGTCGGGAGCGAACTGCATCATTCGCCATGCTGCCTTGTGTATAAACGGGCGCGTGAACCTGCGCTCGATGTTGGCCAGTGTACGCTTGCTGCGCTTGATAGCCCCACCCATGATCATCGACATACCACCAGAGGTGGCGTTCCGTTGATTGTCCGCGGTGCTCACTGCACTGTCCATTGACCCCGTGCCCATCTGAACCTGCCT